TCTTCTGCCAGAGGAAGATCAAAAACCGTTCCTGCCGATAACGGAGTCGTTGAATCTGGCCGAGGAACGTGAAGTCGGGCAAACCGACTTTTTGTCGTTTGTACAGTCCGTCTGGCCAGGATTTATCTATGGCCGTCACCATGCTCTAATGGCTCAAAAGTTTGAGGATATTGCCAATGGAAAATCTAAACGGCTTATTATTAATATGCCTCCCCGCCATACTAAGTCTGAGTTTGCCAGCTACTTACTTCCCGCCTGGTATCTTGGGCGCTACCCTAGCAAGAAGATTATCCAGTGTTCTAACACCGCCGAACTCGCGGTAGGCTTTGGACGTAAAGTCCGTAACTTAGTAGCCTCCGAACCCTATTCCAAGATATTCCCAAACGTCTCTCTCCGGTCAGACTCCAAGGCCGCAGGTCGCTGGGCTACGAATGAAAACGGTGACTATTTCGCTATCGGTGTCGGCGGTACTGTGACTGGTAAAGGTGCTGACTTACTGATTATTGATGACCCCCACTCGGAACAAGAAGCTGCTTTGGCTTCTTCTGACCCAGCAGTCTTTGATAAGGTCTTTGAATGGTATACCTCTGGTCCACGGCAACGTCTCCAGCCGGGCGGTTCGATCGTAGTCGTTATGACCCGCTGGGCAAAAAGAGACTTAACAGGAAAAATCTGCCAGTCAATTATCGACCGTGACGGCGAGATCTGGGACATGATTAGTCTCCCAGCAATCCTGCCTACGGGAAAACCGTTATGGCCAGAGTTCTGGAGTCTTAAGGAATTAGAGAGTTTGCGTGAGGAACTCCCTCTTCCTAAATGGCAGGCGCAGTACCAACAAGACCCAACTTCGGAAGAAGGAGCGATTGTCAAACGGGAATGGTGGAAAGTATGGGAAGGGGAAAGACCTCCGCCCTGTGAATTTATCATCCAGTCTTGGGATACGGCCTTTACTAAAAACGAGCGTTCAGACTACTCCGCCTGTACGACTTGGGGGGTATTCCATAAAGACGAAGATCAGAATGACACCCACATTATTTTGCTGGACGCAATGAAAGAACGGCTTGAATTTCCAGAACTGAAGCAACGCGCCCTCAATATGTATACTGAATGGGAACCAGATGCGTGTATCGTAGAGGCTAAGGCATCAGGCGCGCCGCTTGTCTTTGAGTTAAGAAAAATGGGTATACCGGTACAAGAATTTACACCAACCCGTGGAAACGATAAGATTACCCGTGTAAACTCTGTTTCAGACCTATTTGCATCTGGTAAGGTTTGGGCGCCCCGCAAACGCTGGGCAGAAGAAGTCATTGAAGAAATGGCTGCATTCCCAAATTCAGACCACGATGACTTAGTGGATTCGGCAACACAGGCATTAATCCGATTTAGAAAAGGCGGCTTCTTACGGCTTCAGTCGGACGAAGAAGACGAAATTCAACTATTTAAATCAAGACGCGCAGTCAGTTATTACTAAGGAACGATATGGCAATTGAAAAATCAATGTACGCATTACCCCAAGGACTTGAGGCCGCAGCTGCCGCCATGGAACCAATCGAGATCGAAATCGAAGATCCAGAGTCAGTCACTATTGGGATAGACGGTCTAGAGATAGAGATCAAACCAGAAAAAGAAACGGCAGATGACTTTGATGCCAACCTTGCGGAATACTTAGATGAGCGTGAACTTGCTCAAATCTGCGGCGATTTACTCGGTGACGTAGAGTCAGACGTCAGCTCTCGCAAAGACTGGATGCAGACTTACACAGACGGCATCGAGCTATTGGGCATGAAGTTAGAAGAGCGCTCTGAACCATGGGAAGGCGCTTGCGGTGTATATCACCCACTCCTTTCCGAAGCCTTAGTTAAGTTCCAAGCCGAAACGGTTATGGAGACCCTGCCTCCGGCTGGACCAGTTAAGACTGTGATTGTTGGCAAAGAAACGCCAGAAAAACTGGCTGCTGCCGACCGTGTTCAAAAGGACATGAACTACCAAATTACAGAAGAGATGCCAGAGTTCCGCCCAGAGCATGAGCGTATGTGCTGGGGACTTGGTCTTTCAGGTAACGCCTTTAAAAAGGTTTACTTTGACCCATCCTTGAACCGCCAAGTATCTCTGTTTGTTCCTGCCGAAGACTTAATTGTTCCTTATGGTGCAACAGACCTACAGTCAGCAGAGCGCGTTACCCACGTGATGCGTAAGACTGAAAACGAGATGCGAAAACTACAGGTTGCTGGGTTCTACCGCGATGTAGATCTTGGTGATCCAGTTTCCTCGTTTGATGAAGTAGAAAAGAAAATTGCTGAAAAGATGGGTTTTCAGGCTTCTACAGATGACCGATATAAAGTACTTGAGATTCAGGTCAACTTAGATATTACAGGCCATGAAGACGAAGACGAAGACGGCAACCCTACTGGGATAGCCTTACCGTACATTGTGACCATTGAAAAAGGGACACAAAACGTACTGGCGATTCGCAGAAACTGGAGACCAGAAGATGAGACCAAACAGAAACGCAATCATTTTGTACATTACGGCTACGTTCCGGGCTTTGGCTTTTACTGCTTTGGCCTTATTCACCTTGTCGGGGCTTTTGCTAAGTCTGGCACTAGTCTTATTCGGCAGCTCGTGGATGCTGGAACCCTTAGCAACTTGCCAGGTGGCTTTAAGACCCGTGGCTTGCGAGTCAAAGGTGACGACACTCCTATTTCCCCAGGTGAGTTCCGAGACGTGGACGTACCGTCCGGAGTCCTCAAAGACAACATTCTGCCATTACCGTATAAGGAACCCTCACAAGTCCTTTATAGTCTGCTTGGCACAATTGTAGAAGAAGGCCGCCGCTTTGCTTCGGCATCGGATATGAAGATTGCCGATATGTCAGCCAACACCCCAGTTGGTACAACATTGGCTATTCTGGAACGTACCCTCAAGGTTATGTCTGCGGTTCAGGCCCGTGTTCACTACAGCCTTAAACAAGAGCTTAAGCTCTTAAAAGACATTATTCGTGATTACACACCTGACGAATACAGCTACCAGCCAGACATTGGAACCCGCTTTGCTAAGCAATCGGACTATGATAACTGCGATGTAATCCCAGTCTCAGATCCTAACGCGGCTACGATGAGCCAGAAGGTTGTGCAGTATCAAGCCGTCCTTCAGCTTGCCCAGCAAGCGCCCCAGTTATACGACATGGGTCAGTTGCACCGCCAGATGCTGGAAGTCTTGGGAATTAAGAACGCCAAGAAGCTGGTTAAGATCGAAGACGATCAAATGCCAGAAGATCCAATTACGGAAAATATGAACATCATTAACATGAAACCCGTGAAAGCGTTCTTATATCAGGATCACCAGGCTCATATTCAGGTTCATATGAATTTTATGAAAGATCCGAAAGTAACGGCTTTAGTGGGTCAAAACCCACAGGCACAAGCTATGCAAGCTGCTGCCATGGCGCACATTCAACAGCACTTAGCTTTTGAATACCGCAAGCAAATGGAGCAAATGATGCAAGTTCAGCTGCCAAATCCAGAAAATGATGAAGAACAGATCCCACGCGATCAAGAAGTTCAGTTGTCCATCATGGCAGCACAAGCCTCAGATGCCTTATTGCAACGCAACCAAACCGAAATTGCGGCGCAGCAGGCAGAACAGGCTAAGCAAGATCCTGTAATTCAGATGCAAGCGCAGGAAATCCAGCTCAAACAAGCTGAGGAACAGCGTAAAACAGCTAAAGATCAGGCAGATGTACAAGAAGCAGTAGCCCGTTTGGAGTTAGAACGGGAAAGAATTGCCTCACAAGAGAGAATTGCCACGGCTCAGATCCAAGCAAAAGTTGGAAAAGACCAAGCAGAGATCGAAATTAAGGCAATCCAAGCAATGAATCAAGCTAATAAACCTCAAACAGGGAATAGACAGTGAACAAATATTTAGATTACCTTTTGACTGAATACGGTCAACGCATCGAGATGCTCCAAAAAGCAGTCGCGGCGGGAAACTGTATGAATCACGAGGAATATAAGTACGCATGTGGGCAAATTAGGGGTCTTGAGTCCGCATGTTTAACCATTACAGACCTCAAACA